GCCACCGTTATCTTTTTAGCCTTCAGTTTCGCCGAAACGTCTTGAGATCGAGGCCGGCTTTCTCTAGGCGATAGAACGCGGCGTTAGCGAACTTGACCGGGTAGGCAACGTCCCGGATCATGATCGTCGGGTAGGTGATCGGACTTACGGGTTGATCCATGCCGGAAAGTCTAGCACAGACAAATGTGGGTCGGCCCGAAAGCCGACCCACAGAATTGGAAATGACGGAGGATACAGAACTTCAGTTTACGCGATGTTCAGCGGGTTGTCAGTGCCTTCGAGTGTGCAGTCCATCGAGTACACGCCGGCGATGGGCGCGTTGCTCGTCAGCTTCGTGATGAACACCCAGTAGGAATCGTAGGTGCCATCGACGTGCAGGAACCGCACTGGAATCTTCACCCGGTTGATAAAGATGTATCGCAGGCCGCCCACGAAGCTGGACGGAGTGTTGTTCTGAGTCGGGTCGGTTGGATACCAGAACAGTTTGATGGTGGTCTGCCCGAGATCGAGCAACGTCACCAGTTTCTGTCGCCAGGGGATCGTGGGCGAAGTGTGGCTCGTCACGTCCACCACGGTGGCGGCCAGAGACGGGCCGGTGATGTCGGACACGTTGGCGACGCTCTGCCAGGACTCGGGCGATGTCAGATTCCCGATCTGGAATAAAGTCCCTGCCGCTGCTAAACCCGGAATGCCTAGTCCTGCCATGAGGTCTCCTTTACGTTAAATCCTCGCGATTGAAAATCCGCGTATCCAAGACGCCCTGCCAGAGCGGGGGTTGCGTCTGCGGATACGGCGCAGTAAACCGATTCAGCACGTCGTTGGGCGCCTGGTTCGCCGATCCGGCCGCCGCGAACTGATTCAGAAATGCTACCAGCGCGTTCATGATCGAAAGCACGTCCAGGTTTGCACTGGCGGTATTCGACCACGCCGTGAACTGGATTCGGACCGCCACCAGCGTCGTGATATTGGCGTCCATCGTGCGGTAGGAAAGCGTCGACACTCGCTTGATAGTGAGCACACGCCCAGGCGAAGACGACGAGAGTAAGCCTTGCGGCAACTGCTCGTTGAAAATGTTTTGGCCCACGAGCGCCGTAACCGCCGCAAAACCCTGAAGGCCGGAAATAAGCTTCTGTTCGAGCGGCGTGTAGCTCATGAGAAGGCATTCTCCACCTCCTCCGCGATCACGCTGAAAACGTCATCGCGCCGCGTGTCGAGCGGTGGCCGCATGTAAGGCAGCGCGTCCATGCCGGGCCAGTTCGGATCGTAGGGTCCGGGTCCGGCTCCAGGCGAAGCCTCGCCGCGCTTGCCGGTGCCGTACTCGACGTAGAAATTATGGTCGGTGCCGGCTGTAACTTCAGCCGTAGCGGTGTTGCCGTCTATGACGGGTTCCTGTGCCTGGATCGAGTCGCGAAGTTCGCCGGAGCGCACATGCACGATGCCCTGCGCCTCTTCCGCGATGATGACAGACGCCCGGGCGACACCGGCGGACACCGCCGCAAGCGCAGCGGTTCCCACCACGGCGGTGTTGAAATCGAGTGTGAAAGAAGCGCCGATCATACGCCGATCTCCCGAACCTGGATGCGCGTCTGCATCGCCGCGGCGAGCTGGCTCGAAGATTCCGCGCCCAGCACCTCGTGAATGCGTCCATCGATCAAGGCCCGCAGTTGCGCCCGGTTGTTGATCGCTTCCGGGATCTGCGGATAGTAGCCGTTCAACAGCACATGAAACAGGTTCGACGCCTCCGTTATGACAACGCCCTTGTTTTCGCCAGCGTCCACTCGGGTTGGACTCGCCGGGGCGCGCATGCACGGAACATCCGAAATCAACGCCGTGTAATTCGCCGCATTCGTGAAGCTGAGATCGACCTGGCCGACCGCGTCCGCCGTGTTGTTGGCCATCAGCACCGTGCAAACGGAGTCGTAGAGACCCATCGCCGAGACGGTCTGCTGAAGCGCCGCGAGTTGGTAGCCCAGTCCTTGGTACATTACGTCCCCAGCCTCAAAAGCTGTTTCCACACACGCTCGAACGCCGCGAAGTTGTTCGGAACCCACTCGACGATGGCAAACGCTCCCGAATTGTCCTCCACATCCCGATACTCTTTCGCCGTCGCGCGAAGTTCCTGCGCGGCCTTCGAAAGGTCGAGCGAGATGTCCAGCACCTTCAGAACGGCCGCCAGCGCGCTCTTGTTGGCCGCCAGCGAGTCCAGAAGGATCGCCGCCACCCGGTAGTAGCTCGGCGTGTAACTGCTGTTCACCGGCGCTTGTCCGCCGCCGCCAGGCACGATCACGAACGTCGTGATGATGTTGTAGGCCGAATAGATTTCCTGATCCTGGAAAATTGGCTGTTCCGGGTTGGTGTCGGCGATCAGCAACCGCACGTAGTCGATTACCGGGTTGGCGCCCATCTGGTAGGAGAACGACATCCATTACCCGCCTCCCGCTGTAATCGTCAAGCTCGTTCCGGTCGGGATGTAGGCCTGCACCTGCGCCATCCCGAAGGTTTCCGTCAGGTCGCCACCGTCAAGTTCCAAATCGACCACGCCGCTGCTCGCCGTGATCGCAACGCCCTGGGACGCTGAGGTATTGGCATCGCCAATCCGAACGGTTCCGGATCCAACGACGGACAGCTTCAGAAACCGCACCTGGAGTTTTGAGCCCGGCGCGATCTGTACAGTCACGCCGGACCCAACAACGTCCGGGAATGAAATGAGAAACATGAAGCGTTTAAGTGTTCGAGCCGTTCGAATAGACGGCCATAATGGGATCGATCTGGGTTCCGCCGACGATGTGGCGAATCTTGTAGTCGATCTTGTCGGTGTCGAAGTCGCCTTCCATCGGGTTGCCCATCGAAGAGCCACCCATCCCGCCCGGGAAGCCGGTGCCCCCAGGTCCCATCGAGCCTTCCCCGATCGATATGGAGTTGGGGAGCTTCATGAACAGCTCGGGTGTGGTGTGGCCTCGCAGGAAGCCGATGACGAGCGCCGGGCGGTCGCTCGGGTCCGCGAAGAGATACCAGCCGGTTCCGCCGTACGTGGTGTCTGCCAGCGGCAACTGATAGTTCACAGCCAGTTTGACTTTTCCCTTCATCCAGTTTTGTGCACGGATGCGGGTCGCGTTGTAGCTCGATGCCGTTGCGCCGGAGCCGGTAGTCGTAAGCGTGCCGCCCTGATCGGTCTGGTTGATGTCGATTTCGAGAGCATCCAGGATGTTGCGAGCCGGCACTTCGTTTTGAGGCGACACTACGAGCGTCACGCCCTCAACACTGATCGGCTGGCCAGTTTTGTCGCGCTGCGCGGCCATCACCATGAACCCTTGCTGCAAGCCAGCGTGGCTCAGCGACGGATTCGAGAAACTCACACTCGGATTCACGAGGTTCGCGACCGTCGACTTGACGATGTTGTTGTTGGCCAGGTTGAAGAAATTCGTGTTGTTCGCGAACATCTGCGTCACGAAATACTCTTCAAGCCGCCGCATGGCGATTCCGAAACGCGCCGGAGTGTCCTTGATCGCGTTCAGATCGTCGTTAATCATCGTCTCCCAGAAAAACGGCATCCGCTTGCCATACTTCTGGAGCTGATAGAAGTAGCTGGCGTCGGTGAGCTTGTCTTCGGGATACGGCCCGCCCTGCTCAATCTGGATCATCGGCAACGCGTTTGGATTTTGCGTCCCGGTCGCCGTGTACTGCGAGGACGTGAACAACTGCGGAATGCCGGTGCCGTAGTCCACACGGATGCGCCGGACCTGCCGGAAGTCGGCCACCTCTTCGCGGTGGGCGATCATATTCCAGGAGTACGGCGACTCTTTGTAGTTGACCAGCACCTGGCGATCGATGATGTCGCCGAACAGCGACGGAAAGTCGCTGATCGACAGAGCCTCACGGAACCGGCCGCGCATGGCTTCCTTGAACAGCAATCCGGCCCACGGATCGCCAGATAGCGCCCGGCGCGTTAGCCGCGACGCCTCCATGAGATCGTGCTCGTAGGCGCGGCGACGGGCGTTGTCGCTGTACATGAAAGCGCGGCGCGCCTCCATGGCCGACATGCCCGGCTCATTCGATCCACCGGAGTGGAAGTCCCGGCCGCCCATCGAGCGGACGTCCAGGATGTTCTTCAGAACTTCGTCG